AAGGTCGGAGCCCGCACGACTTTCCTTCCCGACGTGATGCAGCAGATCAGATTCCGAAGATTGGACGACTCTGGTCATTCACCAACTTCGACCGTGGCATGGCAACCCAGAAGAAGATTGACGCACTCGGAGAGGCGAACTTGAAGGGTGTCGAGATGATGATGGACCCTCCATACATCATGGACCCGGCCGACATGATCCTTTCCTCTTTCAAGAAAAAGAAGGGTGGTAAGTGGTTTGTGAAGAACGGCAAGATGGAGAGCATCAAAGCCGCTACCGTTCACCCTCAAGCGCTCAGTGCTTACGCTCAGAGCTATCAGATTCAAAAGGCCAACCTGCAATCGATGGCTTCTACTACCGATACCTCTATCGCGAAGGATGTTGACCCTGGTTTCGGGAAGTCTCCAGAGGCTCTCAAGCGTCAGGGAATGCGTCAAGGAGCGCGTGATACCTGGGATGAGGACATGATGCAGGACTTCATCGAAGACATCTTCTCCATTATGGCTGACATGGTCGCCAAAATGGGCGTGGACAAGTACTGCTTCACCGTCATGTCTGGCGCGATCAAGAACCTCAAGGAGGACTATCCCAAAGAAGCGGCTGAGTTCGATTCGTTCATCAAGAATGGCAAGGCTGAAATCGAAGCCAAGAAGGTGGAAGGACTCTACAAGTACAAGATGGTTCCCGGTAGCACCCTCATCGAACAGGAGGGTATCGCTGACTCAGTCATTGCGGTCCTAAAGCTCTATGCAGAGAACCCACAGATCAAAGCCGACCTCGAAGCGAAGGGAGAAACAGTGGACTTCGGCGCAGCGTTCCGGCTCATCGTCCGGGAGAAGGGGAGTAAGTTTGCCGACAAGATCATTATTTCCAAAAAAACAAATCCAGAATCGGTGAAAGGAATCGGATCGGATGGTGCCACGGTCGAGACACCGCCAGCAGAAACGACAGAAACGGTCGCTGACCCGGCACTCATGGCGGCAGCTGCCGGAGCCGGACAGTCACCAGTACCAACCAATCAATAGAAAAATATGCTTACTCAAGATGAAATCCGAAAACTGAGAGAAAAGATAGACGATCGTCAGAAGCGCTTTCGAGAAAGCTTGGAGAGTGGTTCAGCCAAGAACCCAGCTGATGCACTCGCTGCACTCGTCGGTACCGAAGGATGGGACATCGTGCGGAATGCTTTCGAGGAAATGATCTGCGAACTACTCACGCCAGAAGAGGGTGAAGACATGACGGAAGCCATGTACATGGTATCGAGCAAAGCAAGACTCCTCACTATCCATGCTATCGAATCAGTAGTCTCGAATGTTGAGGCCGCAGCCGTCGCGAAAGCCGCTGTAGTAACGACCGAGAGAGAAGAGGACAAACCAGAAGAAGGAGTGTCGGAATAGTGGCTTACTAGAGCCACTCCTCGGGCACTTCTCCGCAAGGAGAAAACCGGAATTGCAATTCGAGGGTAACCTGCTCGTAATTATTAGGTTAAAAATTATGTCTGAAGAGACAAAACCGTTTGAAGGAAACGAACAAAATCCTTCCGCAACAGAAGCCGGCATCCCGTCTGATCCAGCGAAAGCTGAGGAGGATGAACTCGATGCCAGAGTGAAGGAAAATCTTGGTTCTCATCTCGAGCCGGTCGAGGAGGAGAAAAAAGAACCTGACGCGTCAGCTCAGGAAGAAAAGCCGGAAGCAGGAAAGGTTCCTGAAGAAGGCAAAGAAGAGGCCGGGAAACCTGAAGAAACAGCAGTTGAGATACCGCCAATCCCTAAACCGGAGGCGCGGCCGTCTCGTCTGGATACGAGAGTTGCATCTCTCTATCAAAAGAATCTGATTCTTACAGGTGCCAAGGAAGTCCCGACAATGGAAGCATTGCTGGATGATCTGAAGCAGTATTCCAAGGAAGAGAAGATTCAAGCACTTCACTTCCATCGAGTCGAGCACAAGAAGCTGAAGGGTGAAAAGCCCACTGGTCAAAGTGAGTTTGATGAAGAAGACCATGAAGCTATCCGCGACGCCGAGAAAGAGGCAATGCGAGATGAGATTCGTGCTGAAGAGCACGAGAAGCAGGTGATGAGTGCGTTCACGCAGTTCATTGTCGCCCATCCCGAGCTCGATGAAACGACAAAGGAATACAAGCCTACGCTTGCACGCGCAGTGGAGACGCTCTGGAGAGGTGGAATGCCTATCCATGAGGCTCACAAGACTGTGACGGAGCAGATTGAGATGGTGAAGCAAGAGCAGGAGACGAATGCCGCCAAGGAGAAACATGCAGCCCTCTCGGGCGCGATGTCTGCTGGTTCGGCCTCGAAACCTGCCGACGACGGGAAGCTTTCTTGGGAAGACATGCAAGTTCTTATGGAGAAAGACCCGGATAAGTGGGCGAAGCTCATTGAATCCGGATATCAGCCTTCATAAGGATTCATAAATCCTTAGAAACGTAATTGTATGCCCGCAGCAATGGGAACAACCGTGACTGCTCAGCAATTTATGTTTAACACCGTCAAGGTGTTCTTCCGTAAATCGCTGATCGCCAAGATCACGAACAATGACTTCTACTCTGATTCAGGAGACATTGATGAAAAATCGACCAAGTCGATTCGCAAGAAGAATCAGAAATTCACTATTTCCACGCTCTATTCTGGTGGATGGACCACTTATTCCGGTTCCACTCTTACCTGGAATACCGTTCAAGAAGTAGTCAGTACCTTGGTTATCGATCAGTTCAAGTCGTATTCCGATACGATCCCTTCACTCTCGTATTTCAAGAGTGCTGTGGCTGACCCTAAGTCGTCCGTGATTGAGCACGCCGGAGGTAAGCTTCGCGAGCTCGTTGACCAGATCGTTCTCGATATGGTGGATGATGCTGGTGCTGGTAACTGGGTCGGTACTTCGTACACGACTGGTACCGTTACGGTAACAACCGGAACCGGTGCTGTTGTAGGTGTTGGTACCACGTTTACCGCTTCTATGGTCGGTAAGCCTTTCAAGGCTGTTGGTCATAGCAAATGGTATCGCGTCAAGACCTTCACAAACGCGACGAACATTGTCATTGAGAACGACTCGGATGATGAAGCGTCTGCGTACGATGGTGGTGCAATCGGTGGCGGTACAGCGTATGAAATTCAGGCTGATACCAAGATCGCTTTGACGAAGACCAACATCGCTCAGTACCTGAACCTCTGTAAGATCGCTTTGGACGAACAGGCCATCCCAGAAGAGGACCGTTTCATGGTTCTCCCTGCGATTGCTCAGGTTGCAGTCAACACTGCTGCCGAGTTCAACCGTGATCTCGACAAGACGTTTGACATGGTAGTGAAGAATGGAAAGGTCGTCGAGGCTTATGGCTTCCAGATCAACTACGTTCCGAGCTCCTGGGTGAACGGTGACAATACGAGCGGTTACCACTGCTTGTTCGGTCACAAGTCTTGGATCACAGCCGGGTACGGATTCATCGAGCCGATCTCGATCATCGAATCCAAAGACAACCAGACCAACTTTGGTGACCTCATGAAGGGTCTCTACGGGTTCGGTCTCAAGGTTGCCGATGAGCGCCGCCGTGCTGGTGGTAAGCTCCTCGCTTCCTTCGCCTAGTCTTGGCTCACTCTCTTCCGGAAATGGTCCGGGGGAGTGATGAGTCCGGAACAGGTCGAGCCGGAAGTTTATTCGCAATAAATACACTCATATGATGGACAAAGGAAGTGAGCTCATCTTGGATCTTATTCTCAAGAAGAGCGAAGGCCAGGTCACCGAAGAAGATCGGGCGTTTCTGCGCGCTCGTAGAGGCTATGTTCCAGAAGGTGAATTGAAGCGTCTGGGAATCCTGGACGACGAAGCACCTGTCAGTGCAGGCGAAGCAACGGCTCCGGTTACTGAACCAGTAGCGCCGGCTGTTGTTCCTGAAGTTGCTGTAGCTGCGCCAGTCGCACCAGTAGCAGAAACTCCTGCTAGCAAGCCAGTTTCGCAGATGAACAAGGAAGAACTCCTTGCTCTCGCCGCTTCACGCGGTGTCGCGGTACCGGAAGGTGCTACCAATGCACAGCTCAAAGCTTTGCTCAAATAGGAAGCGTAGGGAGGCATTCGCCTCTCCGCTTCTGCCGACGTGGTCGATCTTGGTCGGTAGAATCGGGGAGATGATTTTCAAAAGTATGATTAGACCAGGAACACTCAGTAAAACAGCGACCCAAGCTGCAGAGAATATCTTTGAACAGGTGCTGGATATTTCTGATATCCGCTCTGCTACCTTGCAAATCTCAGGTACTTTTAATCTTTCATTAGTGGTAGAGGTCTCTAATGATGAGGGTCAAGACCCATCTAATTGGAATACCATCAGTGTCATTCCGGTAGCTGGAGGTGCTTCCATTTTATCGATTACGGCTCCCGGAATCTATTCGATACCTCTTGGCTATCGATTTCTTAAAGTAAGGTGCGCTTCTTATGTGTCTGGATCGGTTGTAGTGGGAGCTGTGTTCTCGCAAGAGGGCCCCGTAGTGCAGCCTGCAGCTGCTGGTGGAGCTGGAGGAGGGGATGCTTCTGAAGCTACGTTGCAGACACTTGCTACTGAGGCGACTCAGAGTAAGTTGGTATCTACTTTTTTGGTGGTGAAAGAGCTCTTGAGAGCGTTGGTGAATCCATCATGGCTCGATAAGACACTCAATCGTTTGAGACAGACCGCTATTATCGAATCAGGCACAATCACTACAGTTACCACCGTAACGACTGTTACAACCGTCACTACCGTCACTGGGCTTACAAACCTCGACGGCTATCAGTCAAAACTTCTTGTAATCAATCAAAATAATAGTGCCTGGGCGAATCTTGTCCGTAGCACAATATCCTAAGTTTTATGGCAAACCTTTTTAAGAGAGTTATTGATCGGATGATGTGGGCTCAAGTGATCCCTGCTCCAAACATTCATGCTGCCGGTCAAGGGTTTGCTTCTGATCTTCGTAATGACCTTTCAAGAAACCCGTTTGCTTTTCAGCTCGCTTCGAGTACGATACTCAATCGCTTTAATATCATCACGAAAGCCTGGAATTTTGTTGTTTCACCAGCGCTTGCCGGTACGTTTGGAGCAGGCGCAGGAGCTGTATTTGCTCCTTCTCAAGGTCTTATGGGTACGATCGCCGCTGGTTGTACCACGACCTCGATCGTTACTTCTACCGTTCAAACGGCAGTCGCGGTGAACATGTTGGCAAACCGAGGAGGGAGCGGAGAGTATGGCTTCCGGGTACGCATCATTGGGAAAGTAAGCGGCAAGACTGAGGAGCGCTGGATCGTTGGGAACACCGGCGGCACTACTCCAACCTTGCTTTTGGATACCCCTCTCACGTTTACTCCGGCACTCAATGACTCATATGAAATTCTCTCCGGACGCCTCTTTATGCTCGGAGCTGGTACCCTCGCTTCGGGCTCTTGGAAATCATTTGAAGTGGGTGCTAACACCCTTGCTACTCGTACACAAACAAACCTGCCGGCTACGATTACCACTGACTTCTCAGCTATTGCGCTCGATGAGCTCTATGTGCCTTACAATCGCAAACCAGGAGAAGGCTTTATTATCGGAGCCGGAACCTCAGACGGGAAAGGCGTTCTTGTAGCAACCGGTATCGGGGCCTCATCAATTACTGGTGAAGCGGCTGCCGGAGACTTCGGCGTTCTTGCAAATGAATATCGGAACTTTCAGATCCGCATTGTAGAAGATACGGGGACACCGACCGCAGTCGGCCAGCGTCGGATCATTGCTTCTCATACGGCGGGCCCGTCTGCTGTTTATACTCTCGGAAGTGCTTGGACAGTCAATCCTTCGGCAACGGCAAAGTTTGTGATTGAGTACCCGAACCTGATCCTCCTCTGGTCTTCCGCGACGGCTGTCACTTACACCTACAACTACGGAGCAGCTACGGTCAACAACGGCACCAACTCGATCGCGGCCGATGCCTGGTCTACTACCTATTTTGGTAACCGAGGGGGAAACATGGGTGCTGGCTGCACTTCATTCGGGTCATTTGGTATCCAGCCAGATGCTGCTAAAAATGCAAGGCACTCGTTTGTGTACTCATTCCGAGGAGCAGTAACAACTCTTGATATGCTCGATATCTCGGGCTCAATCACGGGAACATGGAGCAACGCCATTGTTTACGATGGTAGTGGTATGGCTACTCCAGGAACTGGTTCTTGTGGAAAATATGCCCCATTCGACAATGAGGGAAAGTTTGGATATATGAATATTTATGTTGCAAGTGCCCTGAGCCAGATTTATCGATTTGATGTAAAGAATCGGGTACTAAGCTCCTTCACTCCTACCGACTGGATTCAGTCGGGAACGGCTGCTGCTGGTGATCGTTTAGTCACCTATGCTGCAATAGACGATGATGCGACCTATACTGTGGTCAACCTGATGGCGCACCTCAGCAACATCGATCAAGAGATCATTGTTCAGACATAATAGATTTGCCCCTCTCCTGTTTTTGTGCTATATTCTGAGTATAGAACGCACATACAGCGACCTATCTGGTTAGCGCAAATCGCGCAGCGACCAGGTAGGTCGCTTTTTTGTTTGCGTAGTTCGTTGAAAAGGCTATCGATTCATTATTGTGCAGTCGACAGGTTGTCCGATGAGTTCGGAGCTTGCACTTGAAATGTAAGAACCAGTTTCTTGGAGAGCGTCATAAATTGTTTCGTATTCATCGTCTCGCGTAGAGACCGTAGATTCGGCAAACGATAGATCGCTCTTGACCGAACCGAGCATACTTTGTAGCCCATCAATGCAGCTGTATGCCTGGGACAGGTCACTTTTCAGTGAGTCGTACTTATCTTGGTAGTCAATTTCGAGTCCCTGTTGTTTCTCATAATTGCTATCGGATGAGCTTGACCATATTGCGAAGGCGATGATTAGACCAATTCCTAGTCCATACCAAAAGGATTTTCCATCGTTCATATGGTTATCGTGAAAGTTCTATTGAAGTGACAACGCCTTCAATCTCTGCTTCGTTGCCGCACAATGGTCCGAACGAGCGCGAATCAGTACTCATTTCCGGATTATCACCGAGAAAGGTGTAGCAGTCGCCACTTATCTCTGAGACTCGTTTTATGAAAAGCTCCCCGTTGGATTTCAGACATCTTTCAGATCGGCACGTAAAGATAACGATATCACCTACAAGCGGGTTCGTTTCTGCGTAGTGAACGTAGTCACCTTCGTGCAGAGTTGGAAGCATTGAAGGCCCGGCGACAACCATTTTCAAATCAATAGATTCAGCTTTCGACTCACTAGAGTAATTCAAAACTGACCAAGCCAGATATGCCACGCCAAGAAAAAAAATGAATACGAGAATTTTAGAAGCTTTTTCCATACAGAAATAATATCACGTTAATAAATCACATATAACAATTTAAGTCAAGAATATGGACTTACGAATCAGTGAAGCGTTACGAGGAGTACAAAGCGCAACAAGGGGTAGTGCTCTTGGGAGTATCGCTAAAAAGTTTGCAGATAAAATCGAAAGCGGTCACTCAAAAGGAGCGATGGCATTTCCTACTACAAAAGAGGTAGTCAATAAAGCGCTTGGTATTAAGACTGTCAATGCTAAGTATGATGCGCCAGTGAGCTTCGCCGAAGCGAGCAAGAAATCCAACGTCGAGACGGGCTACAAAGGAAACGCTCCCACGATTGAGGGTAAGTCCGGAAGCTCTTCCAGTGTGAGTAATAAAAACTCTGAACTTTCAAAGATGATCGGAGCTGGATGGGACGATGCTGGTGATGTAATCAGCTCTACCGGTAAGGCCCTCCAAACTTCCAAGAACTATATCTCCAACCTCGGGAAGGTAAAGGATCAGTATTTGCGTGCTAACGATAAATACAAGGCCGATACGGATACGGCTATCGAAGGCAACAAAACCCTGATCGAGAAGAACCAGCGAGAAGAGCTCGACGACCTCGCGCATGACACGCGGAAGAGCGTGGACAACACCAATGTGATGCTCGGCATCAAGGGTGCTTCGGGTGGCAGCGCTGCCAAGGCGGCTTCTCGAGCCATCTCTGAAATGGCCGGGAAGAAGCGTGCGGAAACGCTCACTATGCGTGGTAATGAAATGTCCGGACAGAACCAGGAACAGGAGAATGCGAAGGCCGAATATGAACTCCGTCGGCAGAAAGCCTATGACTGGGAGAAAACTGCCCGGGAACAGGCCATCATCGACTGGGCGTCTGATAGTGAAGCCCTCTCTCGTCTCAAAAAGAATACCGGGAAATGGAAGGATCAGGACATCAAGGCAGAAAGCGACCGGAACCTCTCGAAACTGCTCAATAACCTCGCTGAAATCAGTGGTCGAGCCAAGACCTTCCGGGAAACCTTGGCAGCTCGTATGGCTGAATTTGGTGGCTCTGCCGATGAACTGGAAAGCGCCGCTATCAATGTTGACGCTCCGGCCGAACTCATGACACCAGACTTCAATGAGAATATCGATCTCAACGATCCAAACTCCGGCGAAGATTTCTTTGACCCAAAGAAGGTCGGGAAGAGAGTCATTAAGGGATACGACTCACTCGGGAATCCAATCTATGAGGATGAACTAGCTCTGGCTAACGCCTAATTATGAGTGTCGAAATATCCATCACCATCAATGACAGCAAACAGCCGCTTTCTTCTCTGGGGAAGGCGGCTCGAGAGCTTTCTAATGGTGGGAAAAGTGGTTGCGAGCATTCAGAAGAGTGCAACAACTGCGACTTGGATAGTGTCTGTGCTGACTGCGGAAACTGCGTGCACTGTCAGGGAGAGTGTCCGGAGTGCGGTCAAATGGATGAGGTGAAAAATTCCCCATCCTCTCTCGGTGCAACCGCTCAGAAGTATTCCAAAGACGGTATCCGAAAGAGCGCCATCGACATATTCGATCTCCGGAAAGAAGATCGCTCGAACGAATACGAAGACCCGGAGAAAACAGGGAAAAGAAGCAAATAAATTGAAAAGATATGGGTCTCTACGACTTCTTCAGAAAGGCAAAGAAAAAGGTCGGAGAGGAAATTGGACAAACGGTAGACTCGATCAAGTCCACAGGTTCTTCTCTTGGTTCTATAGCGAAAAGCTATAGTGACTCATTGTCTCGCAAGACGAGCGACTACTTTCAGCCTACCTCAGAAGTCCGAACGAGAGACTTCATCCGTGAAGTTCCAAAGGCGACCTTCGATACTGGGAAGTCGATGTTTCAGGGTACCTATAATGTTGCCACCAAAGCACCAAAGATACTTGGTGAAGGTTTAGCCTATGCAACGAGCAAGAATGTCCGAGACCAGTACAAGGCTGGAAACCTCGACATTCTGCCAACGGTAAGTAGAACCACACCGACATCGATGCTCGCAGATACCGGGAGAGCTATGCTCGAAGTGGCGACAGTCGGCAAAGGGCCGAAGTGGGCGACTGGTCCAAACATGGCAAAGAGAACGGCTTTTGGCGCTGGTACTGGGTATGGATTCGATGTACTCGGCAGGGTAGCAGATGAGGGGAAAGTTACTAAAGAATCATTCAAGCCAGGAACTGGGACGGTTCTCGGAGGTGTATTTGGTGCGGCCGCCAAACCAACGACTGAACTCGTGAAAGATGGTGTAGAACAGCTTCAACGCGGTGTCAATTCAGGGAAAAAGATAGTGTCCCAAGTACCTCAAGCGGTACGAAACAGCGTTGAAAACAGACGCAATCCGGTAGTTGAGGTGATGCCAGAACATTGGGTGCCGAGTCGGAAGGTCTCTATTCGTTCGGATGAAGCCGGGCGTCCAGATGTCATACCACCAGCTCCAAATGGAGAACGCTACGCCGGAGGAGCGAAGCCAGCCGGTATCGACCCGGTGACGCAGTCTCCACGATACGTCATGCAGACGGAGAAGCTTATTCCTGAGCAGCGCGTGGCCCGTCCGAAGACTCCAACAGTCTCGCAAGTTTTTAATGAAGCTCTTGATCTCATTCCTCAGCCGGGGATGAGTATTAAGGCTGTTCCTGGTGTTCCGATCAATAAGAATACCCAGGCAATCAATGCCATAAACGCGAAGAAGAACACCGAGGCTTCAGCTGTAGTGGAGAATATGAAGCGAGGAGAAGTAAAGGCTTCGACACTCCCACTCATTCCAAAGAAGAGCGTACCGACTCCTGTGGCGCCGAAAGCACCTGTTTCGGAGAATCCTATTGATAAGTTTTCCCGGGAGCTGGATGCCATTCCTACTCCTTGGGGGAAACAAGCTCCAAAACCTAACCCTAAAGCAGTCCCGGCAGCAGAACCTCTCCCAACCACTCCTACATTCAACAAATATCAGCAGGCAGCGTTTGATAAGAGGCAGGAGCGAATCAAGGCCATCAAAGAGATATCTGAGGCTCCGACCGTTCTCCGGGCTATGGGATACACCAAAAAGGAAGCGGAGAAGCTCGGTGTAGAGGAGGCAAAAATCATTGCAGAGCTCGGAAAACTCGGGTACCCGAAAGGTGATCCGGTTCTTCGTGATGTTCGCTCAGAGACAGCCAAGAGAATCCTGGAAAATAGAGTGCCGTACAAGACCCTGAAAGAGTACTACGCTCGGAAGCATGAACTTGATACCAAGATTTTGGAAGGTATCGAACCGAAGACGCTCAAGGACATCTCGCCACTCCAGTCCGGAACGCGTGATGTCTACCGGAACATGGAAGATGTGTTTGGTCCGAACTATGCAAAGGTAAAGGCCGAACTCCTCGATCCATTTGATGCCTCAAAAGGAGAGTTTATCGCTGAGCAACAGAAACAGCTTGCGGAGCTTGAGGATAAGATTGTGAACGGTCTCGGTATCAAAAAGGGGAGCAACATTTCCGGTGCTGTACAAATGTATGGAGAGGGTCGTCTATCACTCGACCAGATAAAGGAGAAGTTTCCCAATGACTGGGAAAAGATCGTGGAGGCGGATAAGTGGTTCCGGAATATGTACGACAGTATGCTCGATGAAACAAACATTGTCCGTGAGTACTATTTCCCGACCCATCCACTGTATCCGGAAAGTACCAAGATCATCCCAAAGCGTTCAAACTACTATCGCCATTTTCAGGAGATGGCTGACGGCTTCAAGGGACTGATGAACATCTTTGATACACCAGCCAATATTGACCCTTCACTCGCAGCATCGTCCGAGTTTACTCAGCCAAGGGCGAAGTGGCTCTCTTTCGCGCAGGAGCGAAAAGGTGACCAGACTGAGTTCGATGCGGTTGGTGGCTTTCTCGACTACATCAAGGCGAATGCCTACGCAAAGCACATCGACCCACATATCCAGCGATTCCGTGGCGTTGATGCCGAAATGAAGGCAAAACTTCCAAAAGGAGAGTTTTTCGATGACAGTAGGATTGGTCTTGTTGAGGAGCTTTCGAGAAAGATGGACCCGTTTGAGCAGATTGCTGTCGTGAAAGATGTTTCACAGATAAAAAACTTCCTCGTTGAAAAAGGATTGCAGGATCGTGACGCGCTCCGGATGGCAAAGGACCTATCTGAAATCAAGGACGCAATTGGTGTAAAGGAATATCTCGGGAAGAATCTTACCCCAGAGGGATTTTCCGAGTTCAAGTTAAAAGCATTGGCGGAAGATTCTGAGAACAAACTCAATAACTTTCTTACTTTTCTTAAAAACTTTTCGAATGATCTTGCTGGTAAGACCAACCCTATCGACCGGCCAATACAGGAAAATTTTCTTGGAAGACAGGTATTTCGTGCCATCAACTGGTTGAATAGCCATGTGAAGGCAAACGTCATTCTCGGAAACATGTCGAGTGCTGTGGCTCAGTTTTTCGCAATACCGAACGGTATAGCCAATGCCGGAGTTCGAAATGCTGTTCCGGCCGTTGGTGATAGTCTTCTCGGGATACTCAAAAACGATGTTCCATCGTCAAAGTCTGTATTCCTTAATGAGCGATACTTCAATGGATACGACCGGTTTGACCCGGGAGTGATCGCGAACACCAAGCGCCTTGCGGTGTGGCTCACTTCTCTCGGTGACAAAGTAGGGACAACCTTCACCTGGAATGCTCAGTATCGGAAAGCGCTTGCGGAAGGGGCGGCTGACCCGGCAAAGTATGCGGATGATTGGACGAGAAAGATGGTGGCCGGCCGTGGTGTCGGAGAGGTTCCTATTGCTCAGAAATCAAAGCTTATTCAGATTATTGCTCCATTCCAACTTGAAGTAGCGAACCAGTGGCGCGTATTTGGTGACTGGGCGAAGAATGACCCGAGTAAGCTCGCTCTCGCAAAGAAGCTCATGGAGTACTCGGTTGCGGTATGGGTCATGAACCGGATTGCAAAAGAGATTCGCGGTAGTGATGTCGCCTTTGATCCAATGGAAGCGATGCTTGATGCTTATCAAACTTTCCAGGATGAGGAGAACAAAATGAAAGGCGCGGCGCTTGCCGGAGGCCGTGTCGCTGGCGAAGTGCTCTCAAACATCCCCTTTGCCGGTGAGCCAGTGGCTCGGATGTATCCGGAATATGGAAAGAAGGATGTACTTGGGACTGGTATCGACCTGCCAACGCGCGAGCAATTCTTTGGCGATAAAGACCCGACGCGCTTCGGGGGTGGTTTGATAGCGAGCAAGGCTCTGACAGATCCTCTCTATATGCTCGTTCCTTCGTTTGGTGGCCGACAGATCAAGAACACGGTTGAGGGCGTCGGAACACTTATGCAGGGTTATGCCGAGACAGAAGCCGGGAAAGTGATGACTCCGGTCGATCCAACGATTCCGAATATCATGAAGGGTGTTTTGACAGGCAAGAACGCGCTCGATGAGGTACAAGATTACAGAGAAAACGACCAAACTCCTCTCTCTGAACAGCAGACGGAGAAGTTCAAGATTGGTGGCCGGGACTACTTTCAGGAGGTTATGGATAGCCGTGCTGCGGATAATGAAAAAGAGATCCTCAAGGCGCGCGCTAAATCGAGCACGCCACAGATGATCGAGGGTGCTACCGAGCAAGGAATCCATCAATTGAAGGATGGGACTTTCTACGTTCCTTCCCTTACAAGCGAGCAGAAAACATTTAAGACAGAAAAGCTTGCTAAGCAGGCTATCGAAGAGGAGCAGTTCTTGGCAGGTTCTGATAGCTTCGTAGACCTCGGTGACCGTGTCCTCCGGAGAGATTCAGAAGGGAAGGTCACGCCAATGCGGAAGGATGTCTATACCGAGAAGCTTCTCACTGGTCGCATGCTCAATTCAAAAAAGAATGAGAACTACGAAGACTGGGTGAAGTTTGCTGACCAGAAATTCAATCTTCTCAATCAGCTCATCCTTGACCCTACAGTTGATGATCTCGACCGAATCGAATACGAGAATGCTCTCGCCACTTTAATGGACGACTACGCCAAGTTTCAGGAGTATGGCGGTGCTTTCACCAAGCCGAAGAAAGGTCGAAAGCTTGAAGAAAAGTACCGATACCCACTGATCGACAAGGACCTGATGAATATCGCGGCTATCCGGTCCGGTTCGAAGAAGCCGATCATTGTGAAGCGTCCACCAGTTCTCAACCGTCGAAGGATGAGAAAAGTGAGAAAAGTCCGTAAATAAGCCATAAATATATAAATATGAACGTAGCAGACATACTCAAGAAAGCGCACAGAGATTTCGCAAACGATACCGACTATCCGGAGTCTGGCAGCGAAGAGCTCTTGCAGAGAGTCGATTTTCTCAATGATGGTATCACCGAGCATGAGAACAAGGTGAAGGAGGGAATCTATTTTGATGAGCTGATGAATCCGTCAGCGACGCTCGCTTGTGGAGGGACTGGAAGTGATAATCTGCCTGCGACATTTCTTTCTTTCTATCGGGCTGAGGATGAGGACGGTAGTCACCTCCCGGCCGTAATCGGCTCCGGCTCCAACGTCTGGACTGAAGTTTCAGCAAAGAACGGTGAATCACTGGCACAGGCAGGAGCCTCTCCGTATGTGTTTTGGAAGCTCGGGAATAAACTTCGGACATTACCAGCCGCTTCTGGGACCATTCTTTTTCCTCACATGAAGAAAGAAACGCGCTTTGTCACTGGAGAGGAAACGACTGAGCCAGAGCTGAAGGATCACGAATACCTGG